ACAGCAGTGGCTGGATATATTCTTATCAAAGACGCTGGTGGAACAACTCGCAAACTTGCAGTTTTAACTTAAAAGGAAACAATCATGGCACTCATCAAATCAATTGATACAGACTACGGTATTCCAGCTTTGTACTGGAACATTGGCGCAGTCCAAGAAGACTTCAAAGGCAAAGGCACTGAAGTGACCTTCTACGGCTACGCAAGCAAAGAAGCCCGTGAAGCTGGCAAACAGCCTTTAAGCGCAGGTAAGGTGCAGATTGCTGGTGATGACTATGTTGCAGGCGCAGACCGGGCGGCGTTATACTCTATCATCAAACAAAAGCCTGAATTTGACGGCGCACAAGACGCATGATACCTGGACCATTTTTTGGCGGTGGATTTTTTAGCGGCGGCTTTTTTGAGTCTATCGTGGCGTACGCAGATCAATTGTTGATTAAACTTCGGTCATTTACCGAAAGAAGGAGATTCTAAATGGCGATTAACCTTAAAGCAATTACTTCGGTAATGGGCTATCAGCAGATCACAAGTCTGAGCGCTGTGACCAAGTTGACCGTTCCCCAACGAGATTTGAACGGCCTGGTGGGAACACCCCGCATTGCCATCATTACCCCAGAAGGCCAAAACGTGCGCTGGCGTGACGACAACGTGGCCCCGACAGCTTCTGTCGGGATGCCTTTGGCCTCGGGCGTCACTTTGCAGTACGACGGCGATTTGTCTCAAATCCAGTTTATTGAGACAACATCTGGCGCTAAACTCAACATCACTTACTATTCCTAAGAGGTCAAAATGCAAGTCTCTAATGACACCCCCGCATTGAACTACGTTGAGTATTTCACCAAGCAGCTGCCCGTTGACTTGGCTAATATGGCCATGCTTCGTGATGAGTTGGCCGTTCGCCAGGGCGCTTTGTCTGCTGCCCAAGATGCCATTACTGATCGCGCCAAAGCTGCTGAAGAATTGGCTACCGCCCGTGACCAAGCTGCTGCCATGGTTGCGTCGGCCAAAGACCGCGAAGAAAAATCCAAAGCTGATGCTGCCGCCTTGAAGGCAGATCAAGCAGCGCTGGCCGATAGCATTGCTGCATTTGAAGCGTCCAGTGCATCGCGTGAGGCTGCACTAAGCGCCCGTGAAAGCACATCAGATAACCGTGAAATGCACCAACAGCAAAGCCAAGACAATTTGGATGCCAAAGAAGCCAAGCTGTTTGCTGATCAAGCGGCTCTTGACGCCCGAGTTAAAGCATTCCAAGCTAAAGTTGCCGCACTGAGCGCGTAAGGACAAAAACATGGCCGTATTTCTCTCCCCAGTGGGCGGCGTTGCGTCCCAGTTCTTTACCAATACCGGCTCTGTTTTGACCGGCGGCAATCTGTACACATACGCCGCAGGCACAACTACACCCCAAGCCACATATACTTCCGTGTCTGGCGGCACAGCGCACGCTAACCCGATTGTTTTGGATTCAGCTGGCCGTGTTCCTGGCGGCGAAATTTGGTTGACGGCTTCAGCTAACTACAAGTTTGTGCTGAAAACCAGCGCCGATGTGTTGATTTCCAGTTGGGACAACATTACCGGCATTAACGGAACCGGCATTACATCTAACGCATCAAGCGTTACATATGATCCGTCTGGCACTGGTGCGGTAGCAACTACGGTGCAGACTAAGTTGCGTGAAGCATATAACGCTGTTAGCGATTTTGCGTGCGATAACACAGGCGCTACAAATACAACCACTAAACTGCTGGCGTTTTACAACGCCTGTATTAGCACAGGAAAACCAGGGCATATACCCGCTGGTTCCTACAAAGTAACGCCAGGTGTGTTGAAGTTTTACGCTGGCGGCGTGGATAAAAATTGGCCCGACATTTCCACTGATGGGCACTATGCAGTGTTTTTTGATGTTGACAGCACAGGCAACGTCAACGCGCCAATTCTTGAAATTACGACGGTTACGTCCAACAGCGCTAATCAGCCAAGTATTTTGTCTAAATATTGGCAAGGCGGCTCACATGGTGGTTTGACTTTCCGTGACAACACAGGGCAAACAGCCACAAATCGTCATGGCCTTGCTTTGACTGGCGTTTGGTACACCAATTTTGGCGTCATTAGCGGCTATCAACTTGGTGGCAGTACGGTTTATCAACCGCAGAATATGTACGGCGGCACTAATCCAGACCCATGGTCTTGTTTTAAGCTGTCGTTTGACGCTATTTTAGGTCAGTACAACAAAGGCCGCACTGTTGAGAGCAATAACGGCGTTGGAATGGACACTTGGCTTATTCAGTTTGTGTACGGAATTGATAATCAAACTGGATGCTGGTATGGATGCGGAACCGGCGTAGTCATTGATCAAATGGCTGGCTCTGGTGTCGATGGTGGTTTTGGCTGGTTTTTTGATGACGGCGCTGCTTCTGGAAGCCCGTTTGGTGGCAACCGCCTAACGATTGGTGTTGTTGAGTGTGATGGTTGGCAACAAGGTTTTCGCATCAACAAGATCACCAACTTTAACTTTACACAATTTCGCTTTAACCATCGATACAGTGCTGCTACAAGTCAATACTGGCCTCGGGTGTGTTTTCAAATTACTGCGGGAACAGATCCCAACATTCGTTCAGGAACAATCACTGCGTACAACCGGATTGAATCTGGTGGCACGTTTGCACAGCTTGGTAATTTTCTTCAGTGCAATAACTCCAGCAATATTTTTGATTTAACAATCAATGCTGATTATGCTGATAATGGTGGCATAGGTGTCACTGACGCATGGCTAACTCAAAATAGTCAAATGTCCACGGCGATGTCAATTTATTTGAACAAGCTAACTAAGCCATTGTTTGACAGCACAGTTAAATGCTTATCAGATGCTTTAGGCGGTGCGGCTGCAACGCGTGTTCCAAATACAGGTTGGGGAACGTCAGCTTCTAAATTGTCTTTTGGTGTTAATCAAATTGCTGCGTCATTGTCTACTCAATACAATTTGACCACAAGCACTTATACAGCGCCGTACACCGGCCTGTACCAAGTGCAGATGGTACTTCCTATGACGTGCGCTGTTGGCACTTGTATTCGCATGGGATTCTTTACCACATCAGGCAGTACTGAATGCGCTGTTTGGTCGTACCAAGTAAACGCTGGTGTGCAAATGCACTCCAACACAGGTCAAGTGTGGTTGCTGCAAGGCGAAACGGTATATGCGATTGCAGATCAAAATACCGCATCGGCGACTCTTGCAGTTACGCCACAGTCAAATGCAAACGAATGTCGATTTGTTGTTATCCCACTCTAAACAATGGCTAATACAAAAATCTCTGCCCTCACCTCCGCAACGACTCCGTTGGCGGGGACAGAGACTTTGCCTGTTGTTCAAAGCGGCGCAACTACAAAAGTAACCGTTGCTAATTTGACTGCTGGAAGAAGCGTTGCTGTTCTTGATTTAACTTCAACAAATGATTCGTTAATCAACAGCATTACATCTGGCAGAGGCGCAGGCAACGTATCAACCTCGACCGTATTTGGTAACGGCGCATTTATCACAAATACAAGTGGCCTTGAGTGTACGGCAATTGGCTATCAAGCATTGCGGCTCAATACCCAAGGTTACAACACTGTTATTGGCAGTCAAGCTGGCGCAAACAATTCAACTGGTGGTATTACTGCCATAGGTGCAAGAACGCTTCAAAATAACACCACAGGTGTGGGCAACGTGGCAGTTGGTGGGTATGATGCTACCACCAGCTATCAAGCGGCCTTGCGTAGCAATCAAACCGGAAACTACAACACGGCGATGGGCAACGGCGCATTGACTGGCGTAACTGCCAGCAACAACACTGGGTTCGGATTTATGGCAGGTTACAACTTGTCAACAGGTACAAACTGCATTTACATCGGATATTTTCCAACCGCATCGGCATCTAGTGTTAGCAATGAAATTGTGATTGGCGCTTCTTTGACAGGCAAAGGAGCAAACACTGCATATATTGGTGGGTCGTCTGGCGCGTACAATGGCGCAAATTCTTTAAATTGGGCAACCGTTTCAGATCAAACCATAAAAAAGAACATTGAAAATATTGACAATGCGCTACCATTAATTTTATCGTTGCGTCCGGTAGAGTTTGATTACATTGCAAACGGAAACCATGATGCTGGTTTTATTGCGCAAGAATATGAAAAAGTTTTTCCTGATCAAATTAGAAAACAAGAATCAGGTTTATTGGCAATTCAGCAAAATCTTGTGCCCTATCTTGTAAAAGCTGTACAAGAATTAACTGCTCAAGTTAATCAACTTCAAATGCAATTAGGAAAAAACAATGTCTAAAGTTACAAATTGGGACTGGTCAGTTATTGGTTTAACTGTAGCACCGCAAAAGGATAGTTTGACGGACGTTATATCAGAAGCTATGTTTAAAATTACAGGTTCTGATGGAGCATACACTGCTTCTGCGGTGTGCCAACAAAATTTCAATTTTGACCCAAATGGATTTGTTGAATTTAACAATGTGACAGAATCACAAGTTATAAACTGGATTCAAAAAGAAATGGGTACTGATAAATTAAATCAGTTGAAAAATAACATACAGAGTCAAATTGACACTTTTAATTTGGCTGTCCCTGAACTTATTTCAAAACCTTTACCTTGGCTAGAAATTCCAGCATAATGCTGAAAACACCGTATCGGCCAGGTTGACCGAGGAATCGAAAGGTTCATGTTAATGACTGAAGAAGTCCAAGCCCTAGCGGAAGTAGACTCCGCGCCAACCACGGATGTGACGGCCACACCTGAAGTTGTTGAAAGTACGCCGGAAGTAGCTGAAACACAGCCAAGCAAGACATTCTCGCAAGAGGAACTTGACGCTGCCATCGGCAAACGCCTTGCAAGAGAGCAACGTAAGTGGGAAAGAGATCAAGCGAATCGTCAGTCTGAACAACAGACGCTGAGAGCCGCCCCGACAGCCTCACCTGACCAGTTTGAGTCTACTGAAGCCTATGCAGACGCATTGGCCTACCAGAAGGCAGAAGAACTGATCGCCAAGCGTGAAGCAGCCAAGCAGCAATCGCAAGTTCTTGAGAGTTATCACGATCTTGAGGAAGAAGCACGGACGAAGTACGACGACTTTGAACAAGTTGCCTACAACCCCAAACTTCCAGTCACGAACGTGATGGCTGAAACGATCCAGTCTTCTGAGATTGGGCCTGAGTTAGCGTACTACCTCGGCTCAAACCCAAAGGAAGCGGACCGTATCTCACGCATGACGCCCTTGAGCCAGGCGAAAGAGATCGGGAAAATTGAAGCCAAATTGGTTTCAGCGCCCCCGGTCAAAAAGACAACATCTGCGCCAGCGCCGATTTCGCCAGTAACTGCACGATCCTCTGGATCGCCAGCTTTTGACACTACTGATCCACGGTCTACCAAGACCATGACGGATTCGCAGTGGATTGAAGCTGAACGTGCACGACAGCGGAAGAAGTGGGAAGCTCAGAACCGCTAACTTTGACTTTTAAAGGAATACTAAAGTGTCCAATTCAATTCTAACCATTGACATGATCACAAGAAAAGCTCTTGAAATCTTGGAAAACAACCTTGTGTTGACCCGTAACGTGAACCGTCAGTACGACGACAGCTTTGCTGTTGAAGGTGCCAAGATTGGTTCGACCCTGCGTATTCGTTTGCCCGACCGCGCTTTGGTGACTGACGGCGCCGCCCTGCAAGTTCAGGACGACAACGAACAGTTCACCACTTTGTCTGTGGCCAACCAAAAGCATATCGGTGTCAACTTCACATCTGCTGAATTGACCATGCAATTGGATGACTTTGCAGAGCGTGTGCTCAAGCCTCGTATCAGCCAGTTGGCTTCCAGCATTGATGCTGACGTTGCTAACTGCTTCAAGACCATTGGCAACACCGTCGGCACTCCTGGCACTACTCCCGGCACTTCTTTGGTGTTGTTGCAAGCCCAGCAAAAGCTGAACGAGAACGCTGCTGTGATGTCCCCACGTTACGCTACCGTAAACCCTGCTGCTAACGCTGGTTTGGTTGAAGGCATGAAAGGTCTGTTTAATCCTACAGACACCGTGTCCAAGCAATTCAAGAACGGCATGATGGGCACTGGCGTGTTGGGCTTTGAAGAAGTCAACATGTCTCAGTCGATCAAACAGTTCACCACTGGTTCGCGTGATGCTTCGGCCTCCACAACAACCGGCGCTGCTGTGACTACTGAAGGTTCGGCTACCCTGACCTTGGCTCAAGCATCTGTGACCACCACCATTAAAGCCGGTGATGTGTTCACTATCGCCAGCTGCTTCGCTGTGAACCCACAAACCCGTGAAACCACTGGTTCGTTGTTCCAGTTCGTTGCTTTGGCTGATGCTACTGCTGTGTCTGGCACTTGGACTGTGACTGTTGCACCTATGTATTCGGCTAACCATGCTTTGGCTACCGTGGACGTGTTGCCACAAAACAGCAAAGCTGTGACCTTTGTGGGCGCTGCTTCTACTGCTTATGCACAGAACTTGGTCTACCATAAGGACGCCATCACCTTTGCTACAGCCGATCTGTTGCTGCCACAAGGTGTTGACATGGCTGCTCGCGCAGTTCATAACGGTATCAGCTTGCGCGTTGTTCGTCAGTACGACATCAACAATGACCGCCTGCCTTGCCGTATTGACGTCTTGTACGGCTTTAGCACCATCCGTCCACAGATGGCTTGCCGTATCTGGGGCTAATCAAATGGGGCTTCGGCCCCGTTTCGTCTAACATTTTTAAAGGAAATTATCATGGCTCTCCCTAATGGTTCTGGCGGCTATCAGTTTACAGATGGCAACCTTAATGAAATTGTCATGGGCACTCAATCTGCCCCAATCGCTAAAACAGCAGCAGCAACTTTGACTGCTGCTGATTTGGCAAATGGCATTATTACTTACAACGGCGCAGTTGCTAATTTGACTTTGCCTTTGGGCACTGACATTGACGCAGCTTTTTCCAGCATGAAAGTCAATAGCTGTTTTGACATTTTTATTAACAATATCGGTGGAACTAACACCGTTACTTTGGCTGGTAACACTGGAGTTACTTTGAGTGGTGTTGGAACTGTTGTTGCTGGCGCTGCTTGCAACTTCCGCGCTCGTAAATCTGGCGACGGTACATTTGTGTTTAACCGCATTGCTGGCTAATTTAAATGGGGGTCTAAACAGCCCCCGTTTTTAAAGGAACAATCATGTCAAATACTCAAGCAGTTGGCGTTGCGTATAGCGACCCCGAATTTACAACTTGCTATGCAAGTGGTGAGTTGGGCTATACCGCAGCGGCACAAGGCACTGTGACGCAACTGACAGACAAGTCCACAGCGGTAACGCTGAACAAGTCTGCTGGCCGCATTACAATGAACGCAGCTTCGTTGGCGACTGCCACCAACGCAACATTTACGTTAAACAATACGTACCTTAGCGCAAATGACACCGTGATTTTGACAATCTCTGGTGGCCAAACTACCGCGGGTTCGTACAATGCTTTTGCTAACTCTTTGGGGGTAGGCACTGTCAGCATTACGTTGCGTAACATTTCAGGCGGCACGCTGTCTGAAGCAGTTATCATCAACTTTGCAATTATCCATTGCACGTAAACTAAATGGGGGCTAATCACCCCCATTTTTAGCATGAACATTTACCTTGAACATCCCATTCATGGGCGCAAGATTGCGTCAATTGAAGCTGAAGCAGAGCATGACGAAAAACATGGCTGGTTGCGCTACAATCCAGACACGCCTTCAGAAGATGAAGAAGCGGCCAACACATTAATTGCAAAGCGCAAATACACCCGCAAGGTGGAAACTGAAGGAGTTTAATCATGGCCGTTTACACCGCTGGCGAACAGATAAATCGGGCACTTAGATTGCTTGGCGTGCTGGCCGAAGGTGAAACACCGTCTGCATCAGTTTCGCAAGATTCTCTGATGGCTCTAAATCAGATGATCGACAGCTGGAATACTGAACGCCTGTCTATTTTCAACACAATCGACCAAGTGTTTACTTGGCCAGCCGGTGAAATTCAGCGCCACCTTGGCCCTTCTGGCGCAAGTATCGGCGGTTTTGATGGCGTTCGCCCCGTCCTGTTGGACGATGCAACGTACTACCGAGACCCAGGCACAAACGTGTCGTTCGGCATCAAGTTTATTAATCAGCAGCAATACGACGGCATTGCTGTTAAGACGGTGACTTCCACTTATCCACAGGTCATGTGGATCAACATGGAATACCCCAACATTCAAATGACTGTCTATCCACGCCCAACGCGGGATTTGGAATGGCACTTCATTAGCGTGCAAGAGTTGGACCAGCCTGCTGACCTGTCCACGGCTATTCTTTTCCCGCCAGGCTATTTGCGTGCTTTTACGTACAACTTGGCGATGGAAATTGCACCTGAGTTTGGCGTCGAGCCAAGCCCACAAGTGACGCGCATCGCCATGACCAGCAAGCGCAACTTGAAGCGCATTAACAACCCTGATGACGTGATGTCGATGCCTTACTCGCTGGTTGCTACTCGCCAGCGCTTCAACGTGTACGCGGGCAACTATTAAGTATTTATTATGAAGTCTCCAATACTTGGAAGTGCTTACGTTGCCCGGTCTGTCAATGCGGCAGACAACCGGATGATCAACATTTTCCCGGAAATTATTCCCGAGGGTGGCACCGAGCCTGCGTTTTTAAACCGCGCCCCAGGTTTAAACTTTCTTCAAACTGTGGGCAATGGCCCCATACGTGGGCTGTGGGCGCACCAAACCAACGGCAGCGACTTCTACGTGGTGTCG